TTTAACCGTGCTATTTGCCGTGGGAAATTGGATTTATTCTTTCCCAAGGTTGCAGAAAGACCACAAAGACGGGCGAGGCGTGAAGCAGAAGCCACTGCGCTCTGTAGGCAATGCCCCGTATCCGCAGAGTGCCGAGAGTACGGTAGGAACAACCACGAATACGGCGTGTGGGGAGGAGAAACCGAGATAGAGCGCCATGAGGCTGGATTTGAATTGTCGGCAATCATTGGTCTTCGGAAAAGATAAAAGTTTTAAAGAAATCTTACTGAGGTGTTGCTTTCATAGACGCCAAGGGGCTAATCTTCTTCTAATAGATTTATCCAAAGGAGATAGCAATGCCCCATGACCTCGATTCAACCAGAGCAGGAAAAGTCCGTATGGCTTATGCGGACCACGAAGTTCCTTGGCACCGCCTTGGCACCCCCATGAATGGTCTTCAAACCGCCGAGGAAATGCTCCGAGCCGCAGAAGCCGATTACACGGTTGTACTTACCGAAGTAGCCGCTGTGGACGCCTATGGAAATGTCATCATGACGACCGATAAGGACGGGGCTAGTGTTCCTTTGACTGTGGCAGATAGCCGAGCAACCGTGCGCGTCAATCATGACGGCACCTACGACAGTCTGTCAACGGTGGGTACTCGCTTTGTGGTTCAGCAGAACTCCGACTGTCTACTCAAGGCTCTTACTATTGTTGGGGCGACCGAGGGCGATGCTGTCGTAGATACATGCGGAGTGCTCAATGGTGGGCGCGAATTCTTTGCATCTATTGACATGGGGGGACTCATCATTGACCCAACTGGCATAAATGACAAGATTGAACGCTATCTATTGGTCCGCAATGGACATGATGGCAAGACGCCTATCACTTATGCCAACACTTCTATTCGTGCAGTCTGCAAGAACACCGTTATGGCTGGAATGAATTCGGCTATCCGTGTGTTTACCGCACGACACACCCGCAATCAAGACACCGCCATTAATGAAGCACAAAAAGTTCTTGAACTTTCCACTGCATGGGCAGATGAGTTCACTCGTACTGCAGAAAAATTGCTGAGTATCAAGGTCCCTGTTGGTTCATTGAGTATTGACAAAGTTCTCAATACAGTATTCGTCAAGAAGAAAGATGAAACAGACCGCCAGCGCGACAACCGTGAAGAGGTTAACGCACTTATCCGTGGGCTCTATCTATCAGAGAAAAATGCTGGTGGCTACGGGGCTAACGGTTGGGCGCTCTACAACACTATTGTTGAATACTTTGACCACTATCGTGACGCTAAGCCCAACGAACGCGCCATCTCTTCCATGGACCCGAATTCATGGGTTACTAAAAAGAAGCATGAGACCCAGTCAGCCATTCTTGCACTAATCTAGGTTCAGGTCGTGAGACAATTGAATCGTGTGCACCACACGCGTTTCCTAGAAGGACTGATGTGCGATGATGGACGACGATGAAGACAATGAGATATCCCGTGCGGATTTGGTTAATTTCCTTGGGGAATTCTTAACTCAGAACAAAGATTCAGGGCTCATCTACAGAGGTCATCTCTGCAAGATTATCGTTGGGCGCGTCTTTGAAGAGTTCGGTCCCGAAGGTTTATGCGAATTAATGATGCAGATTGACCGCCGTGCTGGCTGGATTTCCGACATCATCTTTGAACAATCAGACTTTAATAATGCGCTCTTTGCTAAGTACATGCATTACGATGAGGAAATTGTTGACAAGGCACGTAATTCGCAACAACTCCTAGAACTAAACAAAAAGATTTGGAGACTTCGCAAGAAGTATGCGGGACTCATTATCGATGAAATCATGGACGACGAACTTGAACTCGCTGAGTTAGAAAAAGAGGAAGGCGAGAACTAATGTCTCGTTTCTGGGAAAAAATCATCAAGGTTACTCCGCCATTTGAAGGAAGTGCCGAAGAGATAAGGAAGAACGTTGAGTCACATAGTTGGCGAAATGTTGATTTGTCAATTCGTTTTGGCGTAAAAGATATGGGCGAAGTCATTGAGTGTGCTGACTGTAGAGTATTGGCATCATCAAATGTGGCTTACTACTCATGCGACGATGTGCGTAATGGCTGCATCCCTAAAGAAATCCCTTGGGAAGAGTACAAGTCAACTATCAAGAAAGCCGATAAATAACGGAGCCCCACTGTCAGGGGGATGACGAGTGGGGCTCAACGCTTTGGACTCGGGGGGCTTTGTCCTCTATTGATACTACTTACATACTTTGCTTCGTGCAACCTATCTCTTCTAGAAATTTAAGAATTTCATTAGGATGCTACTAGCGTTGTCTTCAGTAAACACAACATCCCCTTCTACAGCCCTATTGACTACAACTCTCTTCTTGTCAATGAGTGAGTAAATGTCTTCATCTATAGTTCCAGTCGTCATCATGTATGTAGATGTAACGGAACCTAACTGACCAATTCTATGACAGCGTGAGTATGTCTGGTCAATGTCCGCTGGTGTCCAAGGGAACTCAACAAAAAGTACATCTTGAGCCGATGTGAGAGTGTGTCCAGTCTTAGCCGCTTGGATTGATAGGACGATAACCGGGGCTTCCTCGCAAGTCGTGTTCTGAAACTTCCACTTAGCCTCTTCAATATCTTCAATAGACATTCCACCTTGAATCTTCAAACCGCCATACTTGTTTGCAAGCATGTCTACGATTTCTCTGTGGTGAGCCGCAACAACAACTTTCTTTCCGTCTTGCACGCGAGCGTCAATCCATTCTTCAACTGCTGGCATCTTTGCTTTAGCCGCAATCTTGCGTAAGACACTCACTTTCACGAGATGTTCGTTTGATTCAGCCCTCAAGCGAGCCGACACAGCGGCAGCCCCGACTGGGAGACCCATCTCTTTGGCTATCTGCTTGGCTCGTTCCACTAGGTAAGCAACGATGTCGTCCTTCGCCTTTGTGTATTCCTTCATCACGGCAGGAGTGCCTTCTACGACAACGGGGTTATGAATAACTGGTGGTAACTCTTTCATCACTTGGTCTTTAGTTCTTCTGATGTAACAGTTTGCTCTCAGTTTGTCATTGAGTTCTTCTAAGTTGGAGTGCCCCTCAAGATGCCATTGACCCCATTTGTCCTTGTATGCACTGCAGTAGCGACGATAGAAGCCCCACAATCCACCAAAGGCATCAAGTTGTCCAAGGATGTCTAGTTGTGAAGCGTATTCTGCTGGCCTGTTCGTTACTGGAGTCCCGGTAAGGCAGAGAACAACTGCGTTCTTGTTTGACTTCGTCATCTTCTTGGCTGACTTCGTACGCTGTGCATCCGTTGATTTGCAGTAATGCGATTCATCAAACACATAGGCGTTGTGATTCATCAACTGATTTTCCCACGCAGTTATATTGGAGTAGCCAATGACGAGAACATCGTATGTGCCGAACATTGGTATCTCTTTACGGTTCTTTACAACCTCAACGATTTTTTCGGGTAGCCATCTGTTGTATTCGTTCTTCCAGTTGAGTACGAGAGTAGTGGGACATACAACTACGGCTGGATATGCGGGACTAGCCTCGCCATCTTCTCGTTGCAGGTGAAGGTTCTCTAGTGTTGCAATCGCTTGCAGGGTCTTGCCAAGTCCCATCTCGTCTGCGATGAATGTCCTCTTTACCGCTGATGCGTATGCAACTCCTGCTCTTTGGTATGGAAGGAGTGTTCCCTGTAGCCCCGGGATATCTATCTCTGCATCAACTTCACGACTAGCACTTCGTCGTTCGCTTTGGCTCGTACTAATGCGTTCTGCTTCGGCACGGACATCATTTGGGACATCAACCTTGAAAGTAGTCGCCCACTTGACTACGGTTTCAATCGCTGTCATCGGGGCCTTCCAAGCCTTGGTCTTAGAGTCCCAAGTTATCCCCTCAATTTGTTTCACTGAGCGCACCATCACAGGGTCGTACTTGAAGGAGAGGTAAACATACTTCCCCCTAACAGAGAGACCATCCCCTGGGTTTTTGTGGTCAGGAATATCAAAAGCCAAGATTTCGTTTGAGATAATGAAGTCGTACTTGATTGCGAAGTCCCGCATTTGCCTGAGACTGGTCAGCGGGGTGCGCCATACTTTGGCAACCTTGTCCCATTTGGCTGAGGGGACACATTTAATTTCCGCAACCAAGTCGGAGTCATAAGGGAACTCTGCGACGATGATGTCGTCAACCAAAGTGAGGGTACTAACCCCATCCCCCTTGTAATCACCTGACCGTTTCGTCATACCGCTCATCCTAGCCTCGCACTCGGGGCTCGTCAACTATCGGCGAAGTCATCATCAGCGAAGTCTCGCAACCGTGGATACGCCCAACGAACGGCGAACACCAATCCGACGAGGAAGGCGACACCCCAGTTCACGAAGCCCGAAGCAAAGCCAAGCACTCCGAAAATAATCTGGCTGGTCGGCAAAAACAGCCCCAACAAAATGGCTACGAACAATTTATGTTTCTTGATGAGTTCCATACCTCTATATCGGCAGAAGGATTACAGTAGTTCAGTTAAGTTTATCCACAGGCTAAGAAGTAGACTCTACATTTCCACGAAGGCACGAACATATCAAAATGATATAAATGTGACGCTTGTGAGTACAGGGGGTAAGAGCCCCGATAAATATGTCCTCAACAAATGACGGTGGCGGAAAGCAACTTGCGGATAGGAGATTCGCCCTCCCCCTCGTGCTCGTAATGGAAAAGCGCATACATCTAGAAGCGAAACGACTAGATGTTGAGAGGGAGGGAGGATGGAGCCATTTGAAAGGGTAAACCGTGGCATCTCCCACCATCCTTACGAAGAAGGCGAAACATTTCTTCCTCAATGGAAAGAACGGGGCTCACCAGCATAGAGACAATCACACAGAGAGAGGACGACTAGCAAGAGAACCAAGGAACTCATTGCCATCCATCTCCATCAACGCCCAGTAAGCATCTTTGTAAGAAGGGAACATTGATTCAAAAACAACTTCACCCGTGGCTTTATTCTCCAGCGCCCCCATGGCCTCAGAGCCCCGCACAGGAGCGATGCGAATCAGGTAGACAAGTCCATTGAGGAGCGGCTGATGTTTCATGTGCGTACCTTACCCGTCAGCCCTTCGAGAAGCAAGTACCGGACAACCGGGGCTGCCCCTCACCTTTCCCCCAACGAAAGTCGGTGGGGGAAAGGGCTAGTCAATCCGCTGTGTACCGTCTGGTGTCCAATTATGACCAGCGCAGTCACTCTCCTGAAATCCGCAATACTCGCAAAACTCGCCAGTGGGGGTCTCCTCCGCAATCTCTATGGTCTCCTCAACAAAGCGAGATGAGAAAGAGTTCGGGCAGACCCGAAAGGCGAGGCGGACGAGGGCGGAGGCGAGCGTGAAGCGCGCATGGGCTGTGTGTGTGGGGGCTGTCATACCCAAGTATCGGCTCAGTCCTTACATTAGTTCAGTAAAACTTATCCACAGATTGTGGATAAACTAGAGTGAACTAAAGTAACCGAACAACCGATATACAAGCATGCACCCCACCTACACCCCCTCCCCCCTTTGCGACGCTTGCGGTCTCCACGAGCCAACTATGGACTGGTACGACTACAACGAGTTCTTTTGGAACCTGTGCGACGAGTGCTTCGTGCGAGATGCCCTCATGGGGGGCGAGTGCGACTCCTCCTGCGACGGGGACTACGCCTGCGCCCACAACTCCCACTAGTGGGCAACCACTCTGAGTGAGAAAACCACCGAGAGTGAGAGTCCCGCATCTCGAAGCGCCCCACCAACACGCTTAGATAAATCTATCTGAGCGATATTGGGGGTCGTATGTGGCTAAAAGAGCGACAAAACTCCGAAATATTTGAAAATGCCGAAAATTCGCAAGCATTTCGTCCCCTATCAGGTCTTTTACTGCGAACGCAGAGCGTGATTCTTCACCACTCTCCGTGAGGTCTAAAGGTGTATAGCACCTATTTCCTCAGGTGTGCTTTCCGACGGGGCTCGGCAAACCTTGATTTCCCATAGGGGTAGCCAGCCATTCCAGCCCTTCCCATCAACCCCCTTCAAGAGTATTTGGTCGGTGCGGTTCTTGTTCGGCACATAGACGAAGCGAGGTCCATGTTCTTTCACTCGGTTACGGGTTCTCTTAGATGCGGTAGCCCCGTTTACTGTGACGATGAGTTCGGTTGGTTCGGTGATGTCGCTCAGGTTCATCAGTCAACTTCTCCTACTCTGATGCTTTCGCTGTCCCTTGTCATGCCCTTCATCAGCATCATGTACTGACCTGACCACGATATCGGGACTACCCGTGAGTGTTGCTTGTCGTCATAGCCCGTCCATGTAATACGGAACTTGATTTGCTCTTCGTCTTCTATGTCGTTTTCCATGATGTCTTTCTGTCTCTTATAGGTAATGGAGAGTTTGCCAACACTGGAGTTGGTATCCATTGAGGGAAATACGCCCCGCTTCTGCGGTGTGATTGTTCCATAACTTGCGGGTTAGTGGACGAGGAAGCCTTCGTTGAGGACTGTAATCTGCCTCTGACCAGCAGAAATGCTGATAACGAGGTGTTCCATGCGCTCGTCGGCAAAGTAGTCCTGCCATTGGGGGTCGTAGGTTTCACGCCCGATGTAGGCACGGTACTCACCTTCACCACCTAGCCCTTCAAGAGCAGTGATAGCAGAGCCCCGAATATCCACGAACGACTCGCCGTAGACGGTCTTGCCGACCTGAACATCGTCCCATTGGTCGGCAGAAACCTTGACCAACTTCAGAATGTAGTGGTGATACCGTTCCATCAGACGCTCACCGTTGCTCGGTAGTGAGTAAGGACACGACTCGCCATATCGCTGGGTGTCGTGGTTTCCCATTTGGTGACCTGCTCGTAGATGGCGCTGATGGCGCTGTCGTTCAGTCGTTCCGTGAGAAACAAGTTCCAGCCAGCCCCAGCACCGTGACAGTCAAGGACTGTGATGGAGTGGAAGTGACCCTTGTAGGTGTCCATTGTGACGAACCAGCCGTCATCGTTGCCATCTTGGTAGATGCGCTCAATGTCGTTGCGGTCTGCTTCAGACATAATGTCGTCAAGCGAGTTCCATGCTGAGATAGTTCCCGTGAGTGGGCGGTATGTGATGTTGATTTCCATAGTTAGATATCGGTTCATTCCTTATATTGGTTCAGTCAAAGTTATCCACAGGGCAGATTATCGCCCTCAGGGACACTCCACAACCGGGGCTTCCCGTGCTACATTGGGCTTATGGATTTAAACGACCGTTTCGCTGAGTTGGACGCTAAGTTGGCTGTCCTTGAGGCTGAGGTGGAGTTTTTGTGCCGTGATGTCGCCCGACTTTGGCTGGATACGACGCTGACACAGCCCCGTCCTGAGGGTTCGCAGGGTTTATTTAGATTTGTAGAGAAACCTCGCTGGAAAGCATGGGATTCGTCGGGGGAATGAAAATCGGGGCTCTTGGCGTCTCAGGCAGGACTTGAACCTACAACCTTTGGGGTAGAAACCCATTGCGCTATCCATTGCGCCACTGAGACAGAAAGTGAGGGCAGGACATTCATCCTACCCCCACTTGGGGCTAACCCCTAGTATCCGCCGTACTTCCGTTGGTCAAGTTCGTCTTGGACTTCTTGACGGCTACGGTCATTGTACGGGATACCTTCAGTGAGCCAAGCGTCTCTCATTGCCTCAAACTCACTGTCGTCATCATCATCGTATGGGTAGTTCATGTTTTCACCTCCATCCCCTGTCGTACCTAAGTATCGGTACAGGGATTACGATGGTTCACTGAAGTTTATCCACAGGGGTCAGGGTATTGCTTGGTCAATGGCAAGCGCCAATAGGCGTGCTTTATCCCACTCCGCCCACCTGATAGCAGCCCCGAGTATTTCAATGAGGACTTTTGCATCGTCGCTGGTAGGGTAGACATCTCCCCCATTATCATGGTCACTGCCGAGCCACTCCAATACAGGAACGAAGGAGAAATCGGGGCTACTGGTGCGCAATACGGCGACTTCGTAACGCCCGTCAATAGCGGTCATGGAGAATGTGTCCCCATTGGGAAGGGTGTAGTGGAGATTGTCGTGCCTCATGAGGGTTGTCCTTTCGTTAAATCTAGGGGAATGATAGCCCCGTTTTTATGTCCGTGCAATGGCTTTAGGGTGGGGATTGTCGCCCCCACCCCTCTATCAACCACTCAGAGCCACTCAAAGAGGTCTCCGTCAGCGATTTCGCTGTAGTCAAGGTCATTCGCATCAGCGATAGCCTGCCACACGGCATCCTCCGTCAGAGGGGCATCAGGGTCAAGGAAGTCTTGCCACTGATTGGATTTTGGTTCGGTCATTTGGTCACCCCCATTCCCTGTCATGCCTAGATATCGGAACGACCATCACTTTAGTTCAGTGAAAGTTATCCACAGCCTGTGGATAAATCTGAGTGAACTAGCGTAATGAGGAAACCGATATTTAGATGTAGCCCGCACGGCACGCCACCAACGCCCAGCGAACTCTGGGGGGGATATCTGGCAAGGAGGTCATTCCTCCGCAGTGTGGGCTATTTTAGCGTCCCCATTTATTTCTGTTCCTGAGCCCCGGTTTTCTAAACCGATTATGTGTTCCTCAACCATCTACGGTGGCGGAAAGGAAATTGCCTACAGCCACGGAAATAAATAGCCGTTACGCTGGTCTTTTCTAACAACAAAATCAATGACAAAACACGGGGCTCCAGAGGCGTGGGAAATGGGGGTGTTGAGTGGGTTGTAGAGGAGTGCTATCACTCTGTTTTTGAGAGATATCAACCCCCAAGTAGGTCTCGCCTAGCCCCGACAAAGCAATCAGCCCCACACCATTTGGCGTGAGGCTGACCACTGACAGGGAATTGCTTGGTTGGAATTGGCTACTAGGGCAGGGGGCGTGTCGCCCCATCTACTTCCCAGTACGAGTCTTCCCAGCAACGAACGAACTGGGGGTCAAGCCCCAACAGTGCGCCGTAACGCTGGGCAATGGCGGTTGCCTGCTCCTTGTTGATGCAGGGCATGGTCATAATGCCCGTGTCGCATTCATCACCCGTAGGTGACCGAAACCAAAAGTGGAGTTCGGTGTCAAGGATGCGGATGGCGGTGATATCACCCTTGAGAATTGTCGTGAGTGTCATTACTTTCCTTTCCTGATGATGTGGAGAATGTCTTGGCTCATGTTGAGACCGCCACCGAGAGCCTTCCAAAGAGCGTCTTTCACTTCTTTGGGAGTGTCGGCGGGTAGGTCATCCCAAGCCCTGATACCAGCACGAATGTCGTCATGGGTATCAAGAGCGTACTGGGCGTACTGTTCTTCATAGGTGGTAGTTGTTTCCATGCTTAGGTATCGGACTGTCCATCACCTTAGTTCAGTCAGGTTTATCCACAGCCCTGTGGATAACTTTTGGTGAACTACCGTAATACCTATCCCGATACTTGGGCATGGAACTACTTGATTACATACTTGAGCCAGCAATTCCGTTCTTTGTGGTCGCTGGCTTGCTGTACCGCTTATTCCGAAACGAAATCAAAGACGCTTTTAGCGACGACCAATGAAGGGAGCAGACATGAAGTACCGAGTTACATACACTCGCCACGATGACCGACTCTTTGTCGGCGGTCAGGGAGTTTCTTTCTTTCGCACGGAACACGGGGCTGCTCGTTTCCTCGGACAGTTAGAGGACTCCTACAACATTGACCAAGACTCCATCGTCGTTCACATCTTTGAGGATGGCGAACAGGCGTAACAAGGATAAGCGGAAGCCCCGGCTATTCTTGAGATGTAGGTGTGGTTAGCAGGTCGGAAGCCAACGCCTCCACACCACAAAACGAAAGCCCTCCACCCAGTCAATCAGCGGTGGGGGGCTTTTGTGCTTGCTCGGACTTAGAAACGGGGCTCCCTCGGATTTAGAAACTTGGCTGGGCGAACGAATAGAACCCCACCGTGTGAACGGCAGGGAACTAGGGGTCGCTCAGTTCGGCTCCCTCATCAGTTCGTGAAGGTCAGAACCGCATTGGTCGCATAGGGCATAGTCCCCGCAGTCAATGGTGACTCCCTCGGTTGTTTGGCATTGGTCGCAGGTGTTGTGTTCGTTGTTCATACCTAGATATCGGAACAAAGATTACAGTGGTTCACCGAAGTTTATCCACAGACCCGTTCAGCCCCCACGGATGATGAGCCCCGCATCCTCAGATGCGCCTGTAACAAAAATCGGGGCTGGCGCACCCGTGAGAGTGAGTTCGCCCGTGAGTGAGTGTAAACGAGAACAGCAATAAGGGGCTTATCCAGCCCCCCTACCCTGAGTCTCGCTCCGTTGCCCGTGTGGGCTATGTGGGGTGGTTGCCCGATATCAGTAGATATCAAGCACCAACTCCTCCCCGAAGCCCTCAAAGGCTTCAAAGCATTCGTCGCACTCGTTGTACGCCCAACCGTCAATGACGCTCGTAAGTACAGCATTGTGAATGCCACAAATGTCGCAAAGTGAATCGTTCATGTTCACCCCCTTCCCTGTCACCTATGTATCAGTTCGGTTCTTACGATGGTTCAGTCCGTTTTATCCACAAGGGTTATCCACACCCGACACGGGCGTAGCCCCGAATCTGAACTTGCAGACGAAACAAAAATCGGGACTTCGGACAGACTTATTTGAGGGGGTTGCTTTGAGTGGTCGTAGAGCCGTCGTATTCTTACTTGCGGTAATTATCGTGTGCGTCGGAAAAACCGAGATAGCGATATTGGAACGATGAGCCCCGCATCGGAACTTGCGGGCGCAACCGAAACTCGGGGCTGTCGTGCGCTGTGGGCTGAGAACGAGAAAACCCCCACCCGTGAGGGCGAGGGCGATGGGAATGCGCTTCGGGGGGCTTGTCCAGCCCCCCTGCGATGGGGTCTTGCCCCTGTTGCCCCTGCGGTGGGGGCTATGTCCTGCGAGCGTCAGGCGAGCAATTCTGCGACTTGACGAGCGACCAACGCCTTCAGGCGATGGCAGTCGTTTCCGTGCGCTTCTTGCGCCTCAGCAAGCAGACGGAGCAGTTCCTGCGCCATCGCAACCCGATACGATACCTTCATTTTTTCACCTCGCTTCCCTGTCATCTAAGTATCGGCTCAGTCATTACATTGGTTCAATCGGAGTTATCCACACCTGTGGATAAGTATCCACGAGCGTCAGCGCACCAGCGGGCGTGCGTGCGTGCGTGCGGGGGCGGAGCCCCGTATGTATGTGTTACGCAACAAACGACGGTGGCGGAAAGGAAACGACACAAAGAAAGCGCAAACGAAAAAACGGGGCTATTCGGATTTATGACGGGATAACACAAAGCCCCCTCACGCACTTGACGCAAGGGGGCTTGTTGGGGGGTGGGTTAGAGAGACAAGGCTCCGAACCGTGCGCCACCGAGAGTGGAGTCGCAAGCATCACATTGACTCCAAGAGAAGTCAGTTATGTCTACAGAGTCCACTACCAAGTGACCCGTACGCTCCATTCCCGACTTGACACGGAGTTCAGTTTCCGAGTCCATGCCTGAGAAGTCATTGTTGGCGTGCGCCATAGCGCAATCTACACAAATGTTCATTGTTTAACCTCCATACCCATGTATCGGTCTAGGGATTATTTTAGTTCAGTCCAAGAGTGGCTTCAATATGTTGCGCAAGTCAAGGAGAGAGTCGGTCATTTCCGATGACGAACAGATGTTCGTGTTGCCGATGTCCTTCAGTACGCCATCAATAATCGTGAGTGACTTACGGATAGCGGTGATTTCTAAGTCCCGCTCCCCGACTGCCATCTCAACAATGGTTGCGGTGTCGTCAATGATGTTGGATTCGTTTGTCATTTTGCTCAACCTTTCAGAAAGATTTATTTGTACGGTATTAAGTTTTTTGCCCTAGCCGCCATGATTCTTTTTGCGGCTGTAGAGATGGTAATTCCTTGGGCATTTGCCACTGCCCGCTGTACTGGTACTCGTGCTTTATGAGCCGCCATATATATTTCTGCGACTTCCTGTAGGTCGTCATCGGAGTGTGCTCGCCCTTGTCGTGAAGTTTTTTCACGCTTTCCTAGTATCCGTGAGAGGGCTGGCAACTTTACCGCCAGTTCATCACGAAAGATTTCTTCAAGTGAGATGCTCGACAGTGCTCTTCGTGAGACGGGCGTTGAGTCGGTTGTTTTAATTTTGACGGACATAATTTCTTGTCGTCCATTGACCAACTTGGTAGTGAGTGTGACATCCCACTTTTTCCCGATTTTGTCTGTAAATGTTTTTTTCATTCCTCGTCCTCGTCGTATTCGTCCTCGTCCTCGCACCAGTCGCCCTGCCCGATGAGACTTGTGTAGCCTGCGTTCGGGTTCTCGTGGTCTGTGGTGACTGCGTTGATGAACTTCAGTCCACAGGACTCGTCCCACCAGACTTTCAGGGTGGCGAACATTTCCTCAGGAGTCCCCGTGAAAGTGCGGTCGGTACAATTAGTTCCGTTGTAGTTCTGGCGAAACCAGTCTGCTTGTTCCTCGTCCATTGCCACATAGATTTTGTGGCAACCGTCAAAGGCTACGAGGATTGCGTCCTCAACAGCGGTTTCTACTCGGTCAAATAGTTCGTCAAGTGTTTTGGTCATGTCTAAGTATCGGCTCCGTCGTTACGCTAGTTCAGTCTGATTTATCCACAGGGTTATCCACAGGGGTCTATCGGCTATCTATGTGTAGGTCAGCATGGTTCTGAGCAATGACCGCAGACTCAACCCATGGAGCCCCGTCTTCCCACTTGTGCTCAGGGAAGTCACATAACTTTGTTGCTTCGTCATTGAAGTACCACAATGAGTAATGCCAAGTCGGGTCGCTGTCGCCATCAAAGTAATCCCACACCTGAACAAGCAAGTAGTGGCAGATGTCAAGGTTGAAGTGAGCGCACGGGGCTACCGCACCAAGAGAACTCTCTTGCTCGTACCCTTTTATCAAGGTGTCGTGTACAAGTTCGGTGATACATCGCAGGTCGCTCATCTGTTTTCCATCCTTATCAAGTATAGGTGAACCTAGACTCGGATTTCTTTTTCAATCTCGTTGTAGATTTCTGCCATCGCTTCAACCACTCGTGTGCTGAGAATGTCTGCGAATGAGTCATGGGCAATTTCGTCGGGTGCTTCGTTGTACCAGTTAAGGAGTGCTTGCCACTCTCCGATGTTTCTCGCATCATATGCGTCTGCGACTATTTGCCTGACTGCTTGTGTGAAGTTTGGATTTGCGGTGGTTTTCATATCTAGGTATCAGGTTGGTCATTACTTTAGTTCAGTCGTTTTTTTTTGAGCCTGTATGCGCTATCCGTGCGTGCGTAGAGCCCCGCACCTGCGTGCCGAGTGGAATGGGGGCGGAATGGAAACCCGGGGCTAGCGCGCCATCTGTGGGCGTGTGGGCGTGTGTGATGTTTCGGGGAACGGCAATAGGGGGCTTATCCAGCCCCCCTACCCTGAGGTCGTGCCCCTGTGCCCCTGTGTCGGGGGCTATGTGCGCTCGGTGCTAGGCGAGCAGTTCAGCCACTTGACGGGCTACCAGCGCCTGTAGGCGGTGGCAATCGTTGCTGTGGGCTGACTGCGCCTCTGCGAGCAAGCGCAAGAGTTCTTGCGCCATAGCCACTCGGTATGAGACTTTCATGTTTTCACCTCCGTTCCCTGTCATGTCTAGGTATCGGTTGGGTCGTTACATTGGTTCAGCGGGATTTATCCACAGGGTCGCCACTTGCCCGCAGGGTTCGTGTTCCCAGCGGGTGCGTGCGCGCGTGCGCCCTCATGCGTGTGCGGGGGCGGAGCCCCGATTATGTGTTACGCAACGAGTGACGGTGGCGGAAAGGGTTACCCTTCAACAGTTTCAATTTCATCTGAGACAGACCTGACATCCCAGCCGTAATGAAAGTTGAGCCACCTTGACGCAAGTTCGGTTGCGACATCCAACAGTTCGTCGGGGCTCTTGCCCGCTATGTCAGGTTCTTCAAGGTCAAGTTCTACACTTGTTGTCATTGTGAAGAAGTCGCCAATGAAGGTAACGGTGTAGGGCTTCATTCTTCATCCCATTGGAATGGGGTGACGGTGATGACTCCTGTGCCATCGTGGTGAGAGAGAACGCCAGTCAGGTGGTCGGCATGAACGGTGAGTTCCAAACGCCATTCGGTGCCATTAGGCGTGATTGACTCCAGCAGTTTTTCGGGTGTTCGTGCGTGGAATGTTCCGCTGACTGGTCCATCCCATAGTGGGAAGCCTTCAATGCGAAACGGTTGGTTGGTTTCGGTGAACAAGTGTGCGGTGATGTTCTCAAAATCCTCAACTTGTGAGTCCCAGCAGTCTCCCCAGCATTCAGGGGCAACTTCCCAGTCTCCTGAGTCGTCGTTGTAGGTGACGCAGGTACAAGTATTAGTGATTGTGGCGGTGTATGTTCCGCTCTCGGTGGGGATAATTTTTGTGGTCATATCTACCTATCGGTATCGGCGTTATTTTAGTTCAGCGAAACTTATCCACATGGTGTGGATAACTCTTGGCAGGGTGTGGATAACCCGGGGCTTCGGCAGCGTCAGGCGATGAGACAGTCGCCATCAACGACAACCGTTTCCATGTATCGCATCAGCACCGCATCACGCAAGTTGCTTGGCGTTCCCATGTTGTCCCATAGATAGACAAGTTCGTATATCTCCTCAATGGCTTCATCGGCAAGGTAGTTGCTCAGAAACAAGTTCCATCCAGCCCCGCTCCCAAACACATCAAGTGCGGTCATTGAGTGAAAGTAATCCAACCCGTCGGCGTGTCTAGTGGCGATAGCGACATGCCAGTCCCCATTTTCGGGTGCGTCAATATACGAGCAGTCCAACCTGCCTCGCTCTTCTTCGGTCATTGTGTTATCCACATCACTCCACAGCGTGAGCGAATGTGAGAATGGGCGATAACAAATATGGATGATGGTCATGTCATCAGACTCGCTCTCCACTCAGCGTGAGTCACGATGAAGTCTTTTGCCGAGTATCGCTTATCCTCGTAAACAATGAATGGCTCTCCAAGTTCCTGAAAGAATACCGTGGGGATAGGGTACTCATTATCGCCTGCTGGCTCTCCGACCATAATGCCGTAGCCCGTTGCCTCGCCCGTACAACCCGTAAGAGTGTCAAAGATAATGCGAGTAGCGTATGTTTCATCGTCAAGCCTGCCGTTATCGTGCGCCTTGTATAAGCCCTCAGCCAATATGCGAGCAATGTCATCGCCGTGCCAATGCGTATAGAAGTAGATAGGCGTTGCGTTCGTACTCTGAACGATGCCGATATGTCCTCGTGAGCCCATGATGGGTACTCCCTTTCTGTGGGTGTATCTATCTATCGGATTGCTCGTTACATTAGTTCAGTCGTTTTTATTCTTATGCCCAAACAGTCGGTTGAGCCACCCGCACCCGCCGAGCCCCGCACCTGAGCGTGACGGCGTTTCGTTTTCTGGCAAAGAGTCATTCCAATGAGGGAGGTTTTGTTGGTGAACCATCTCTAGTAGTCCGTGTGGGTTCAGCGTATGTCGCCACACACGGTCACCACTATCCTCGTACAAGTCTAAGACGAAAGAGTCAATCTCGTAGTCGGCTGTAACCCACTCTCCATCGGGGCTCTCAACCTGCGGGCAGTTTAGTAACTCCGCAATACCAATAGTCAAGTCACCGAGTTCCAAGTCAGTTGCGTCATCATCTGTAGTAAAGGTTATGTTGATGTTATAGACAGCCATTGAGTTCTCCGAGGTCCCGCTGTCACAGTAGCATTTACGGTGATAAAGCGAAGCACCCCCACGCCAAGTCGAGGGCGTGAGGGTGCTGTCTCCCCGACATGACAGGGATTGGGTGAAGGTTGTCGGGGGAGATGTTTTAGGGCAGGGCTTGCGCCCCACCCCCGAACAATCTAGAGACCGTATAGTAGGTTCCCTGTCGCTTTTCTGAGTGTCTCGGCAAGTGAGTAGTACGACTTGCCCAACTCTTGGACTGTGATTATGCCCCAGTAGCAATCCTTGTCGTGGCTTGCGATGAGTTTCTGAACCTCAGCCATTGCGCTGATGAGTTCGGAAATGGTGAGTGCCTGCGTTGTGCGCTCGGCGTAGGTGGTGGTCATGTCTATGTATCGGCTTAGTGATTACGCTAGTTCACTACACTTTATCCACAGGGGTGTGGATAAGTCTGACTGAACCAATATAACTCCTAAACCGATATACGACTATGACAGAATCCATCTATCCCGAAGTTGGCAAGGCTCACAACATCAGAGAGTTCAATCGCTCAGGCATCAAGGCTTTCGTTAGCGATGGTGACACTAAATGTCGCCGTTGCGATAGGCTCATTGCTGAAGGCGAAACTTTTAGTTGGGTTCGTGGCAAGGGTAACTACCACATCGGGAGTTGCCCCAAACCTGAACAGGAGAAGTAATGGGCATTATCACTAACATCATTGCTTACAAAATTGGCAAGAGTCGTGGAAGTCGGGACTCCGAAGTCGTCTTTGTGAACGACAGTCGTGACCCTGAGTGTCTCAACTACGAGTCGTTCTGTAAGAACTTTGGTTCGTGCGACGGGCAGGAATGTGATTACGGCGATGACGAATGACAATGCCAGCGTCTTTATTGACGGCGTCCCTAGCCCCGAGGAAATGGAAGAGTTCAACAAAGGTCCATTCATGGCTATGCGGACACGAATGGGTCCGACTGTTTACTGGGGTCCGTTCGCCACTCTTGACGATGTTCGTTCGTGGGTGTCACAGCAACACTTCAGCGTTGCGATAATCAAACTGAATGACCCGAACGGCAACCCTGACTCTTGGTGGTAAAAAACGGGGCTAGTCACCACGCCTTGCGTATGTGAACAAAGTCCTTTTCAGTTACTCTGACTCGCCTATTCACCCGTTGCTTGGGCAATAACTCAGGTCTAACTCCTTTGAGTTCCATTACGAAGCACTCAGAGAACGGAATGTGAGCCCCGCATCCTTGGTAACGCTGATGAACGGCGTTGAGGAAGTCAGCGAATGTCATCGCATTGAGGGGTGAGTCACGGGAATGAGTAGTGAGCGAGAACGCCCGTACCATAAGCCACTAGAAGCCCTGTATCGGTATACCTTGCTCGTTCCCACGAAGCGAACATAGCGAGGTGTCCCACCGTTGCGCCACCTGTTACGGATTGGCTCAACACAAACAGAGTCAAGACCCGTGTTCAAGTGAAACTGCGGACTGAGCCAACTGAACCTATAAGTCAAAAATGCCATAACGCCGACAGCCCCGTACACGGGGTCGTCCTTGACATCAACGATGCCGTACACGCCATTGGGAAGGGTGTTCATTTCGCCAACAGCCCTGCTATTTCGTCGTAGCCCTGCGTGTACCCATTCTCAAACATTGCGATGAGTCCAGCCTTGACTTTTTCGTCGCCGTTGGGGTTGTCATTGTCCCCGAACACAATGGCAACGAGCCATAGTTCAGAAACATAATCCCAAGGCTCGGTGTCCTCAAGGGTGAACATTCCAACGACTGCGTCGGCTGTACCGATTTCGTAGCCACGCTCGTATGCCTGCTGTGCGAGTTTCAAGTTGTTTGTCATGTCTACCTATCGGCTCGGTCATTACTTTAGTTCAGTCGTTTTTTATTTACGAACATTCGGTTTCGTGTTCGTCGTGGGTTCTCTACAACTCCTCTTCACCCTCTTCAAGGCAGGCAACATCGTCGCTACCCATCTCAATAACTTTTACCCAAGAAAGGATAATGCGGAGAAAAACAGAGTAGTCGTTAGGCGAGTATGTATGAGTCTGAGTGCGGAACTCCTCAATTTCGTGTTGGGGAACTCCCTCTCGTCGGAGAAGGTGGATGACCTCTTCAATGATGCGAGCATCGGTCATTCCAGTAATGCCAAGACTGATGTCGTATTTGGGCTTGATGTCTGTGTATCTCATAACTTCAGTAAACTCCCTATTGTTAGTAATAACAACCTATAATGCAAACTTTCTTGCGGTGAAGCCCACCAGCGAGAGGGCGACTCTCCATCGGTTGCTCTCCATCTAGATAGAGAGCCGAAGCGTTCATAGTCCTTGCGGGTGCGTGTCGGGCAGAGGGTAGCGTGAGTGGTGGAGGGACTGGGTACACCGCCTAGGACGGGTAGAGCCAGTATCGCATACTCAGAGGCGGTCGTAACCTTCAGAGGCTTGCGGTGCTATGTCCGCCCCCCGATGTTGCTGGTGGGCTACATCTAGATATCGGGTTACTGCTTACGCTAGTTCAGTCAAAGTTATCCACAAGTTTATCCACAGCCTAACTAATTGTAATAAGTGCGTTCTACAGAAGTGCGTTCTACAGTTCGCGATGTGTGTGAGGGCGGTGCCGAAGCCCCGGCTTCATAACGCAACCCTTGACGGTGGCGGAAAGGAACTGTACGGTTATATTTCATGCCGACAATCAAAGAAATAAAAAACCGCAACATTGAAGCAGGGGAACATTTCTTTGACGCAGAAGCAATCAAGTTCTTCAACAGCAAGGTTTACAAAACAACGCACGGCTTCCACTTCACAACTTCAGAGCGGGGCCCCTCAGGAGTTCGTTGTTACTCGGTTCGTGTGATTGATTGGGAAACGGGGAGAATCAAAACCGTAGGTAAGTTCCAACAGTTCTCCACTTTGCGTGAAGCGTACAAGTTTGCTAACAAACAGAACACTTGTTCGTCACAGTTGAATGACTAAAGTTTGTAGTCGCCAATACATTTGTAAGAGTCTGAGTTCAACTCCATGACATACAAGGTGTAGCCCTTGGGGAACTGCGGACGGTTGCGTTCTACCAAGCCCCGCACAATAGACACCCGTTCCATTGCTTCCTTCTTGGTTGCGTAAGAGCGATAACAGCGACCATCAGTCTCCCATTCAGACAGAACGCAAAACTCGGGACTCTGCGGGAAGGCAACAACCTCAACCCCATTAGAAAGGGCGAAGGTTGCTGTTGGCTTTGCGCCCTTTTTGAGCGTGCCTGTGGGCTTCATGTGTTTCTCGGTTTCTCTGATGTCCTGACATGAGGGGACTTCATGGCATGAGCATACGCCCTGCCGTGACTAAACCCGTGTATGTGCTTGCCCATTATGTATTCGGTGGCGAAGTTGCGTGACCACCCATGTTCATTGACGGCACGAAGGATAAGTAAGTCAAGGCTCATCGCCATTGCCCAACCCTCATCAGACGGAAGGGAATGTCCGCCAGCCGACTAAAGAACCGACGAACCCGACGAAGGGAACGCCAACCGATACCGCTGTGCCACAGTTTGATGTCATGCTGTTCGTAAAGTGCCCAAGGCTCGTTGTCAATCCAGTTCTGAATGAAAGCGTCCAAGTCTCGTGAATACTCAGGCGAAGTGAGGTATGCGTCCGTTACCGAACCCATGAAAGGCATACCGCTGGGGCGAGCCTGAATGGCAGGCAGACAATCTCGTTGCCAAGCCTCAAAGTTCTCCTCGTACTCAGAGGACTCTAAGTATTCGTCCTCTAAGGCTTCTAGTTCCTCTCCGTGTCGGAGACTGTCTTGGAAGGGCTGTTCTAACCATGCGTCGTAGTTGCTCATACATACCTATCGGTTTAGTCGTTACATTAGTTCAGTCGTTTTTATTCGGGTTACGGCTGATGAGGTCTATGACTGCGTCGTTCGGCGTAGCCCCGCGCCCAATGAACTGCGCTTTCTCACTCAGCCAAAACTCTTGACACTCAGAGTCCTCGGATATTGCTTCTTCGGGTATTTCGTGACAGTTAGCAATAGCGAACCAAGCACCATCTTCGTATGCGCCCCCATAACGGGACTGCCGAACGACAATCGGGTACGGGTTGAACGGCAACGCCCGACCACCGCTGAGTACCGTCGCTAAGGTCATGTGTAGAAGGGCATGACGATAATGGGAGTTGTTTCTCCCATACACGCACCTACGCAGTTGAAATCAATGTATTCCATTGCCATCTCGTCGTCCATGCCATCACGGGTCATGAGTACCTCAACCATCTTTTCGTATGAATAGACAGCAAGGAGTGGCTCGTTCATGCGTTGTGAGTAGCCGATACAGGCTTCGTCAAAGCCGTCCATGAGAAGTGGGGTCTCTCCCATTTCCTGTAGTTGTTCTTCAATGATTGCTCTAGTAATCACGGTTGCCCCTTTCGGCATTGTGTCGTATTCGGTTGATGTGTCTTTGTAGCGGAATGAATTGAAGTCCACTACCGCTTCCAATACTTGATAGCGAACATTCCCCCCACTCCAAGAGCGAGGGCGAAACATAAGACAACAGAGTCAAAGTTAAGTGTCACGGACATAGGCTACTCCTTGATAGTGATATAGACAGTAGCACTAGCCTCTGTCTCTGACCGCCTCTGTTGCCATACGCAAGACACCATAGTGGTGTGCGATGAGTTCTAAGTCATGGGCAGGGACATCGTGGTCGTCCCCATCATATTCCCCGTTCTCGTTCATTGCGCCAAACACGACGCAAGTTCCGCAGAGGATACGCCCGAACAAAGCGGTAGCGATGGGGTTGATGGGGAGTCCGTCAATGAGACCCGTATCGTGGACATAGCCAATGATGGTTTCGCTACGAACGCAGTCAAACCAACCACCCACCATTTCGTGGATTTCGCTGTGAGTCACGCCCACATCAAAGGTCTTTTTGGTTACTGAGTTTTCTGTGATAATGATTGCTGTGTTCATACTGTCTCCCAATACTCATCGTTGGCAAGTAGTTCGTGTGCTGACGCAATAGCCTCGGTGAGAGTGTGTTGTACGCAGTCAAGGTGGTCGTCGTTGTATAAATCAAACCAAGAGTTATTTATCCAATCAATGCGACCACTCTCGGTAGCCTCAAAAATTTCGTAGTCACTCTTTAGGTCGTATTGTGCCCATTGGTCACAGTAACGAATAACTTCGTGACCCTCTGACCAATCGCGAGGGTTGTAAGCGAGATGGACTCTTTGTTCTCCGTCGGCGTAGATGTGAACGGTGCGTTCGCCATTACTGACGCTCGCCACAATGTCGTGGTGGTCTGCCGAGTGCGTGTACCAAGTAGCGTCCTCACGCCCTTCGGTTCGTTCGTCGGGTTGGTGCCAAGTGATATTGATGGTTGTTGTCATGAGTATGTATCGCTTCCGTCATTACGCTAGTTCAGCGTAGTTTATCCACAGGTTTATCCACAAGACCTTGTAGGATTTTGTAGATTGCGAGGTCTGCTTGCTCTAGTTCCTCGGTGACGGGGCTCCACTCCATCTTGCCGTCGTTCCAAATGGTTCGCTGTGAGTCAATGGCTATGTCGGGCTGTACGACGAAGCGCAGTTGCCCGTCCCGCATTTCTGCCATCACGGGGAAATAGAACTGTAAGCCTTCAGGGATTTCGGGTATGTCCATTGCTAGACCTCGCAGTCGTGTCCGTAGAGCCACTCGGCATGGTCAATCTCGTTGGCAAGGTCAAACGCTCGCTCGCACTCAACGCAGACATTGAGTAGCAGGTTTCCTCGTCCATCGCAAACATCACATTGAGTAGCGTCACCGTGTCCTGCCCACACACCGCCGTGACCCGTACAGGCAGGGCAGATTTTTTTGATTGTGTTCATCTGTTCACCATTTTTCTTTTGGAGTTCCGAAAGGGTCTTTTTTGTCGGAGTCGCATACCCAATCGGGCTTCTCGGTCGGGTCGCATGCCCAATGCTGTCGCTTCACCCAACTACCCGTTGGCATCTGTACCCATACATCGCCAACAAGGGTGGCAGGATAAAGTTTGCTTCGTCCGTCAGTTTTTACCCATACGAGGCGTTTCTTACAATGAACGCAACCCAAGAGTGTTCCTATAGAGGCGTTCATAAACTCTTTGTAATCCTTAGAAATAGCCTCACCTTTACGATGAACCTCTCGCTTGAATAGATATGCGCCCTTGCGCTTGCCGTTTGACCACGGCTCACGGCGCATGATTGGATTTAGGGTGTGCTTGTCTTGCCCTGTCAAAGAGGAGTTGACGGTGGTGGTCATATCCATGTATCGGTTCTCTCGTTACGGTAGTTCAGCGAAGTTTATCCACAGGCTCGGAAGCAGGAGCCCCGTATTCGTTGTTGGCAGGGGGCTTCACCACCCTTCCTGCTCCATCTCAAAGCGAATATTATCTCGCTCTCGTTCTTCAGGTGTCATATTCATGTAATAAGGCACGGGTTCTTCACCAAGAGACTGTCGCCACGCCTGTGGTGCGTCGGAAGAAGAACCGCCGCCACTCACCCATGACATGACAAATTCGGCGTATTGTTCGCCCTCGTAATCGGGTTCTTGTTCTTGTTCGTATTCGTGTTCCATAACTTCATTGAACACTCTAATAGTAATAGTAACAACCTCTAGTGAGATTTATTTACTTACACCCACCACATCGGCGCACTTTGACAATGCGCTGGACATGGGCAGGACGATGACGCTCAGGCTTCTTAGCCTCTGTCTGTTCGGATTTATCGGGGTCATCTGCCATGTCTCTATTTTACACGGTGGCGGAAAGGGAACTGCGTAACAGCGAACCGCCCGTACAGCCCCGCACTTGGACATTGGCGTACCTATCTCGGTAGTAATCCACCCGTGCTTCGGCAACTTCTCGCTCCTCGGACTTTGAGATGTTATGGATTTCCCACTCAACAGGTTCTATAACGCCTTGAGTAAACTCCTCATCATCTGGATTTAGCGGATAGTGAGCGAGGATAATGATGTGGGACAAGTCTGATGTCTCGTCGGGGAACTTGATGAATGTTTGCTTCATATATACAGCGAACTGTCTAATCCGTCTATCCACAACCCCCTGTGGATAAAGTCTCATAGGTTTATGAGTCGCCCCACATCAGCCTGAGTTCATCTACCTCGTCGTTTACCAAACCCGGGGCTGTCAGCATGAGTCCCCGTAGGTCTATTTCGTCGGTGTCCCAAAACTCCTCATACTCCTCATCGTCCATTTCACGAACGCCCCTATCAAGTAAGAGCCACTCGCCAATATCGGACAGGTAACGAAGTTCGTCCTCGCTAACACCGCTTTCCTTTGAGAGAGTCGTGATGCCTTTGGTGAAGGGGATGTTGTCGTTGAGTGCGATGGTACGCAAAAGACGGACTGCGACATTGGCAATGACCGCACCGTTGGGTCGCCAAAGAGTCCCGTGTTCACTGTGTCGCCTGAGCGTTGCTGAGAGGTAGCGCAATCTGCGTCGGTCACTCTTGTCCATCAGAACAACGAGTCCATCGTTACGCCTATGGTGACTAGGCAATGCTCATGAAGGTAGAAGGGCAACTCGTCCTCAATCTTGATGATTGTTTTCTTGTTGGGTTTCGCCCAACCCTTGACCATCTGAAGTGTATGTTGCGACTTCAGGTCTACTTCCAGCCCACACTTGGAACAGGTGTAAAGGGGCGGTAGTCCCATTTGTGTCCGTAACATTGACTCTCCTAATCTTTGGCGACCAGCGTGTTTCAGCGAACCGTTTTGTTTCTTTCAGCAGGATAGCAAACTCGTTATCGGGCAGTTCTGCTAGTTCAGGTGGACGGAATGTGTCCTTGATGGTGTTGTCTGTAATGTAAATCATCGGTCATACTTCCATATTGTCAGGCTTGTGTCCCTTGCGACGCAGTACGAATGAGTTAGCACACGACCTACCCTTGTATTCGGGGTCAAGCACATCAGCCTCATATAGAGAAACATCGGACGAGAGAAACATCTTGGCGAAGTTTTCCACTTCATCACGACTAGCGAAGTTTACGACGAGAGAGAAAGTCTTGCTCATTTTGTCCACCATTCGTTCAGGGCATCACAAATTGCGCCCTGACCATCGCCACCTAAGTCTTGAGGCTCGTCAGGTTCGTCCTCACGGCGCATAATGTTTGAGAACCCGTCAATGGTTTTCATAGTTACGATACGCACACGCATACGCTCAGGGTGCTGACTCGGACGGATACCGTCAGGATTTTCGGGATTGTGAGGCGAGGCGTATCCAACCATCACCAACGCAACGGCGTTGATGTATGAGGGTCGTTGGGTTTCCTCTAACAACTCATAGGGGTTAGGGTTTGTTCCCAACAGGTACGCACCGTCGTTGTCGCAGGCGTAAAGCAGAGCGTCTATCTCAAACGGGTCGTCCGTGTGGTTGTGAACCAAGTCGTCAATAGTCATTGCCATTGCGGTGATGTTCATTATTCCGTTTCCCCTACTGCTTCTATTTGTTCGTTGATTAGTTGTTCGTTGTATTCCGACTTTTCTACAACTGCGTCGGCAATCCATTCGGATACATCGTTTCCTGCGTTGTCCCATTCGTCAAACTCCTTACAGATTTCTGCCCACGCTTCATCGGTGAGGGTGTGTTCGTCAATCGTTGGGTACTCCATATTCTCTTTGAGCCATATGAGAGCGCAGATGTTTTCGTCAGGGCTTTTGCCCTCTAGAATTTTTAGGAGTGATGAGACTTTCATTGCTCTACTCCAATCCCGATGTGGGCGAGTGCTTCCTGAATGTCATGGAAGTAATATCCGTGACAGATGTACCAGCCGTTGTCGTTGGCGATAACCGTCCAAGAGGCGTAGGCGTGAAAGTTCTTACCCTCACGGACTGCCACCACTTCCCAAGTGGAGAAACTTGCGCCACCCCATTGTGAGGGTTCGGCAGGTCGGAAGTCCTGAACCTTGCGGAACGCAATGACAGTTGCCTCGTTGTAGAGGCGTGTGCCTACTGCGATGTCGGCAGTGGTGTGGTCATATTCGGTGATTGTTTCAGTGGTCATACATACCTATCGGGTTGGTGATTTTTTTAGTTCAGTCGGAGTTATCCACAGGGTCACCACGACGATGAATACTCAAAGTCCCACTCATTGGGCATAGTGAGCAACTTGTCAATGGTGTCGGCGGTATAGGTCAAGCCCTCTATGTACCACCCGTCGTAATCGGTTGAGCCAAAGAAGAAGCCGTTAGAAGTCGGCAACAGTTCGTCAGCGAGCGTGGTATCGGCAAGAACCTTGCGACAGGTGTCTCGCAGTTCCTCTAACTTCTCACGCCCAACAAAGACCGTCTGACATTCGTCCTCGCCACCCTGACACTCCTGAACGAACCAGTTGTGTATGGCGTTCTGTTTGCGCCATTGAGCGACTTTCACTTCTATAAAAGCCGTTGGGAAGTCCGTTTCCATAAACTCCCCAACCTTACTGAGAGCGACAAGCGTGGCAAACAGTTGCTTGCTCTCGTCATTGCCCCAGTCTCCGCTGTGAGCGAACTTCTTTGCGTACAAGTATTGGTCAAGACCCATTTTCTATTCCCCCTATTCTCAGACCGCTACGAAGCGGTCACGGACTTTGCTACGGAGAGTGCTGTCAGCACTCACGACCTTGAGGCAGTTGTTATCTTTCTTGATGAAAGCATTGACCCACTTGCCAATGGATAGGTTCTCAGACGAGAACAGGCTCGCCAAGATGTTTGAGTAGGTCAGGTTCTCGCCCGTATAGGCATAGACCGAACCGTCTTTCATAGCCACGACAACCAACATCTTGTCGGTATCGGGCATAGCGTGGAGATGGATACCAGCCACGAATGACGACTTCTCGCTGTCAATGAAGTAGCCCGTGTCGGTTTTGTTGATGGTGATTTCTGTGGTGGTCATAGTGTTCATACTTTCAGTGAACAGGCTAACTACTATAACTACAACCTCAATATAGATTTATTTGAGATTGTTTGCTGAGTAGGTAGCGGTGGATATGTCTAGGTATCGGTTTGATGATTACGCTAGTTCAGTAGTATTTATCCACAGCCTGTGGAAAACCCCCAGAGGCGAACGGGGACTCGGAGCCCCGCCCCTATATACGCAACAGGTTACGGTGGCGGAAAGGACTAGGGAGTCAAATAGCGCAGGGCGATTGACTCAGCCTTAGCGAACTGGTCTTTACACAAGTTCTCTCCGCCTGACATAACCATTGAGTAATGAAGTTTGGCATCGTCGTTATCGCTTGCGCCTTCGTTGATACGACTAATCACATCATCGGCAGTCATACCATCAGTCATCAACTGACACCACAACTCACCCATCTGAACAACTTCGTCGTCAGACATCGGTGGCGTAGCCCCGTAGAAGAAGTACACATCATCTAAGTAGGATGTTTGCTCCTCTGTGAAAGGTCTGTCCGTAGTTGGGATTGTCTCAAAGACAGGGACTCCCGTCGTGGGGAGTGGAGCAAGGGTACTCTCCCCGTCAGTCGCCCCCGACGAGCAACCGACGAGGAGAAGTGCTGTTAGTGGTAATAGGTGGAGTTTCATTGGTGGTTACCTTCCGTTGTAAGGGGTGTAAGTGTTGCGTCCCATTCGTTGATGGCATCGCAAGTATCGCAAACAGTATATTCATCGCCACGAAACTCGTAGCGAAGCCAAAGCAAGAACCGTTGTTCGGGGCTGGTGGCTTCTAGGGTTATCTTGTTCATAAAGGAAAGATACTCCGCATACTCGGAAGTCGGCACACAACTACAAGCACGACTAGTCAAGAGCAAGTCACGGAGTCGCTGTCCTTTGTCAGCCAGCAATATCGGGTCGGTCACGACCTGCTACCTCACGGGCTTTCCACGACTGAATGTCTGCGTCAAGCAGACCATCCATACTTCCGTCAGGGTTGGGAGTGTACGAAACCCAAATGTCAATCAGACCATTGTCGTTCTTGCGTGAACACCATCGGAGTTGCTTGTATTTAGACAAGGCTGAAGCGAGAGTGGTGCGGTTGGGTGAGTTTCGCCGTGCGAGTACCCACTTGTTCGGGTGTAGGACTACCTCGCTGATGATTTTCTGAACCACACCAACACGATAGGTGTAGCGATTAGACCCATTGCCATTTCTGCGAGGTACTTCATCAAGAATGACGAGTCCATCGTGTTCGTTTTCTGTTTCGTAGTCAGGGGACATTGTTTGCTCTTTCGTTTAGGCAGTTAGCCTCAAGTGTTGATTATGTCTGATGTTGCTCAAACGAGCAGTGGGGCAGGTCTCCCTACCCCACTCACTCATTTCAGACTGACAGTTCCTCAGCCGTTGATACAGCGTTATCGCTGACACGGACTGCTGTGTAGAAAGTTGGCTTCACGACTGCCTGCTCAATCTCAGGAGCAATGAGTCCTTTTTCCATTGCCTTGTCAAAGGCTTTGCTTTCAACGCTGGTCTTGGTGACCATTGTGAAAGTGTCCTCGCTGACGAGGCTACGGAGTGCCTTAGCGTCAAAGTTGCGACGCACCGCTTCTACGGCGACAACTCGCTTGCCCTCAACGACGCACTCGTCAATGCCAGCAGAAGCGTAGGACTCAAGCATTAGGGACTTCGCAGTCTCCATTGCCTTTTCTACGGACTCTTTCATCTCCAAAGCACGGAGATACTGGATGGTCGCCTTTTCAGCGTCGGATGTGGTTGATGTAGTAGTTTCCATAAGTTCAGTGAACTCCCTATTCGTAACTTTCACAACCTGTACGGCAAACTTTCTTTAGGAATGTTTACCTTGGTTATGTGGGCGTTCGGTAGCCCATCTATGTATCGGTCTAACTCTTACATTAGTTCAGTGAAAGTTATCCACATAGGTGTGGACAACTTAGTAGACACATATGCGGTCACCCGTATGTCGCCTATGAGCGCACCCGTACGGATGCTTCTACGAGTTACGGTGGCGGAAAGGACTAGTCAACAACCGTCCAGCGGTCACCAAACTCAGAGTTCAGCCCCAAAGACGAACCATCGTCCCATTTCACAGAGACAGTACCCGTGTCGTCCACGAAGTCAATGACCCCTTGGTTGCCTTGGCGCAGTCCCGTGTACGGGTCGTTCGTGTATTGGAGTTGGACTCGCTTGCCGATGAGTGCTTGTAAGTGGGGATAGGGGTGTTTCAACATTAGATGTTCTCGCCAGTCCCATAGAACGCACAGGCGTGTCCAAGTAGAAACTCCGAGACAAGATAATCTATCTCAATCTGTGATGCTTCCTCGTTGTAGTTTTTCATGTCCTCTACGAACACCATGTAAAGCAAGATGATGTCCGAGATGTCTTTACGAGGGTTTTCCTCACTCCTATCCACCCCACCAAGAGCGTCATGCTCTCCGATTTTTACGCCTCTTGCGTACGCTCTTTCAGCAAGCGTTTCTAATGTCTGAACACTCATAAGTCGTTCCCGTCCTCGTCTTGGAATACAAGTTCACTCAATCGCATACCAGCGAAGTCGTCCTCTACATATGACTCAACACGGTCAATGATTTGCTCAATCGTGAATGGTTCGTCCGCTGATAGACGATGAGAACCGTCTTTGTCGTAGATGATTTCGGAGTCACGCTCGTCTTGGAGTTGCTGAATGATGCCAGCAACATCGTAAGAAACGACTTTCATAACATTTATTCGTTCAGGTAAGTCGCTCATCGGTTATTGCTTCTCCATTCGCAGTAGGCGTTGTAGGTTTCGTCATTATCGGGGTCAAGACCATTGGCTTCGCACCATTGGTCGTAGGACGGATTGGACTCAAAGACTTGGATTGTCATTACCACTTCTCCAATTCTACGACTTTGTATTCTTGTTCGCCAGCCTCGTCGTCCAAAATCTTGTCAAAACCATCATCGTCGTCGCACTCAACCCAGCCCTTGACCCAATGACAGTTGGTGCTTTCGTTGAGATAGAACGCCTTGTCATCGTTAGGCATCGTTGCCCAATCTGAGGGCAGGAGTGCCTCGTCATTGACCGTGTAGTAGTTCCACTCAAAAGTCTTGACACCCGACAACGGGTAGTTCTGTTCGGCGCAAACCTTGTAGCCGAGAGTCATACATTCGCTCCGTTCATCGTTGCTTCTAGTAGTTGGAAATGGTAGAGAAGGTCGTCCCAATCGGACTCAGACCAATCAGGATGGTCGCCCGTAGCGTCTGCGTACTTGAGCAGGGCGAGAGCGTCGTTAGCAAACCAACCCAAGTTGAGTAGCGTGTTCACCATGAATGGCGAGTGTCCACGAAACATCTCAGGGAGACAGGTGTTGTCGTATTGGAACATATGAACTTTCGTTCGCATATCCTCATTCCACACACTTCCCCGTGAACGCTTCATCACTTTGTATTTATTATTAGTGGTCATATAATCAGTAAACTCCCTAGTAGTAGCAATAACAACCTCAGTTGAGATTTATCGGAAAGATTTATTCCTCATAGGTGTCAAACCCGTCAAGGGCTTCGGGGTACTCAGAGGAAGGCGACCCAAGTTGAGCAAGGCGTTCGTATAGCCCCGCCATCACTAGTGCCTTCTCGTTGGTGACACATTCCGTCCAGTCCTCGTATTGCGAGCCACTGACAGAGAATGCGATGGTGAAAGCGTGGTTGTAGGTCATTCATCATCCTGTTCGTCGTCGTAATCCCAAGAGTCACCCTGACTAATGAGACTGATGTAACCAGCGTTCGGGTCGGCGTGATTAGTGGCGACTGCGCTAACAAACCTCAGACCGCAAGAGTTGGTGTACCAACAGTCAAGTGCGGTAAGCATTTCGTCGCTCGTCCCCCGTACGGAGTATTCGTAGTTTTCCTCAAACCACTGTGCCTGCTCGTCGTCTAGAGCCACATAGATTTTGTGGCAACCGTCCCAAGCGACAAGGAGAGCATCGCACATAGCGTCTGCGACTTTATCGGCAACCAGTGGGTGTAAGTCTCGGAGTTCCATCAGCAAATCTCAAATCCACCGCAGTCAAGCAGGAACTCAGCAAACTCTTGGACATTTTCCGTTGAGAATGGATAGTTAGTTGCGAAGTGTTCTACCTTGCCGTGTCCACGACAGGCATTACACCACCCGTGAGTGCGTCCGAGAATGATTGCGTCCGCTTCCTCTAGTTCTTTATCGGGCATACCGTTATCAACGCCGACAGTATCCGAACGGATACCCGTACCTTGACAGTATTCACAGTCCGATGTAGGAAGCGAGGCAAGGTGTTCACGGTATTCGGTTTCGTACTTGGCGGTTACGCCATTCGCAATGTCGTCAAGTAGTCGCTTGCCAAGTTCTAGAGCGTTCTCTGCGTCAAGACCATCACCGTCATTGGAGTATCCACTCTCAACGGTATGAGTAATGTCGCCGTGAAGTTCCTCACAGTAGTTCCATAGTGGTCGCCACCACCAAACATTGTTCCTGAAATACGAACCCTTTTCGCTCGTTTGGTTCTTGCCGTATACATCCATTCCCATTGGAGTTTCCTTTCGTCGTTATATTTACAGTGAACAGCCTAATGTTGAGTAACACAACCCGTTCGGTGGATTTGTCTAAGTATCGGTTAGGGAATTACCGTAGTTCACTGAAACTTATCCACAGCGTGTGGATAACTGAGGACTACCGTCTGTAGCCCCGTTTTGCGTCATCGGTAGATACTTGTTCGCAACGATTGCTAATCTACAACGATTGCTAATTGGATGGCTTGACGCAGTTTCGGAATATAAATGCGGGACTCTGTCTGCGCCTTTGGATAAATCACTTGGCGATGTTGTGATTGCTACTAATAGACAGTTCACTGTTGTAGGAAATAAAAAACGACTGAACCAAAATAATCACTAATCCGATAGGGAGTTATGAACACACTTACTATGCCCGAAGCAACAGCCATTGCCATTATGGAATGGGCTAAGAATAAACTTGCCACCGTCGGCTACTTGGAGTTCTCCGACGATTGGTGGGAGTCCTACGACAACGATTGGGATATCAACATTTGGCGTTCCGATATGAGCGAGGAAATCCGTGTCAATGCCTACCCGATGACATTCACTAATGGTGAATGGAATACTGACTTCTCTAACTGGGTGAGTTTGGGGACTCTCCGTGAGCCTGTTTCTTGGCAAGACGGACATTCGTGCGACCAATGCGGTGACCCGATGGGTGGCAAGTATGACGGTGACCAGCCAACTTTCTATGGCGAAGATGGTGTTGCTCATCTCCGCTGTACGCCCATTGAATAAATCTAAATCGCAGGTTGTTATTACTACTATTAGGGAGTTCAATATAACTATGACCACTACACTCTTACAACGAACCAAAGACGCTATCGCTGACGGGAAAATCATTGGCGACGGGCATACCATCTTCAATCCCTCGTTCTACGCCCCTCACTTCTCTGAGGACGAACTGCGTAAGGCGAAACTCATTCACACCTACAAGTCAGACAAGTCTGACCACAAGTCCACCATCTTTGGCAAGGACGGTAAGCCGATGGAGAAACTCAAGGGCGTGTACAACCTCACTTTCTTGTATTGGCTCTGCGGTGCGCTCGGTATCAACTCGCACAACGACTACAACGGGCGTGGCTCACAGGCAGACGAACTCGCTCGCCGTATCCGTAAGGAACTGGCATGAGCGACAAAGCCCCATTCACCATCACCATCCACGATGAAGGCTCGTCATGGCACGACTCATCCGTTCTAAAGGGATTGGTCAATCAGACCGTCTTGGTCACTACAAAAGATGGCTACATCTTTGACGGTGAAGTCACCTCGCTTGACGAGGGAACTATCACTCTCTCTAACTCAGTTGTTGGCAACTCATGGACTGAGATGACGCTCGCACTAACGAGTATTACAAACATTCATTACTGCTAAACAAATCTCACCCGTGAGGTTGTTATTACTAACAATAAGGAGTTCACTGTAACTATGACCACCTACCACATTGAGTACATCATTCACCTAGAGGTTGAGGCTGAGAGTGAGGACGAGGCATTGAAACTCGGCTCACAAGAACTTCACGACCTTGATGGTGACGGACTCGCCAACTGTTGCGAGTTCTTAGATATGGAAATCGTAAACAACGACGACTTAGGAGAAACCGAATGAAGTATTACCGTGTAGGCATTTTTGCGTCCGTGAATGTGGAAGCAGAGAACGAGGACGAGGCTATACGCCAAGCCCGTGACATAGTTATTGACGGAGCAATCAAGACGCACGATTACGAGTTTGAGGCTCAAGACCGTGAACTTGACCCCGACCTGAACTTCCTAGAAATGATTGCTCAGGAGAAGGCAAAATGACGAAACTCATTGTTCATATCGGCACAGGCACGATTATTGACGCTGACGAATGTGTCATCGTTGATGTGGAAAAACTAGACGACCACGACACGACTCTCGTAAACGATGGGGACGACTCCGATGTTGTTGAGGTTGCTGAACGACTCGGAAAGCCACTCAACCTGACGGACTTGACCTATCGCAACACGGTTGCGTTCTCTCCGTCTGCTCTCCGTAGCGAAGCAGAGGAACAGTTGAGCAACGGTTACGCCACTGATGATGATGTTATTGCGTATCTGACTTGGACTACCGAAGTAGCCACTGATGACGAACTGAACGAGGTCGCTGGTTACATTCTGAACGACGACGGGCTGTGGGGCGAATACAACACGACGGTAATGGACGGTATGCGACAGGGTTTCGCTTGGTCTAAGGAGAAGAAGTAATGGAACTTATCAAGTTTGTAACGCCTTCAGACTTTTGGCTCAATGGCGTTGAGGCTGAGATTGTATGGGACGACGCTCCCGAGGCAACCGAAGGCGTACACATCATTGTGGACGACAATGCCTCACGGGTGACCGACATCTTGGCAGACCCCGACCACCCTGAACACGACGAGTGGTCTGTGTGGGACGAGGACATCTTCTACTACTGCGAGTCCGAACAAGAATGGAAAGACCTTCTCGTCACAGGACATCACGACGGGTGGAGAGTTCTCCAATAAATCTGTCCGACAGGTTGTTATTACTACTAATAGAGAGTTCAATAAACTTATGAGCATCACACTTGACCAACACACTTGCCCTCGTTGTTTCGGGGGTATCCCCAATGACCTACAGCGAGGTCGGTACATCGGAGCATTGTCACGCACCGACAACAAGACCTACATCTGTTCAGACTGCGGAACGGCAGAGGGACTAGAGGACTATTTTGACCTTGGCTGTTCACCTCAATCCGAATGGCGAGTGAACCAATCGTGACCACCATCATTGACCCTTGTATCCATTGCGGAGAACCCACTGCGTTTGGCTCTGTCCGTGAGGACGGAACGCTCGTCGGCAAGTTTGTGAACCGTATCCCTGCCGACACTGAGGACGAGGAAACGGGCGAATACAAAGACGGGTATGCGTGTGCTGAGTGCGCTGGGTATGGGTGCGACGAATGCGATAAGCCGATTTACCTTGACTGCGAAACCCGTGTGGATTATCAGGACGAGAGTGGCAAGTTCCACTACGGCAACTTTCACGCCGAGTGTTACAACGAAGCGAAGCACGGCAAAGCCGAATACGGCGAGAACATCAAGGAGACTCTGTAATGCGTGAAATAGACCTATCCGTACGGAACGCCGACAACTCTTGGTATTGGCAACAAATCCGTGAGTACAGCAACAAGCAAGTCCATCGGCTACGAGCGAACATTCGTCGTAATGCCTATGACAATCAGTCGCACGCCAACATTGAGAAATGGTCTGACGAGCGAGGCTGGGTCATCATCTCTTCTCACCCCATCACAGACTATCCGTGCGTCAAGGTTTCGTATGTCACGAAAGAACTCACCGACAACGACCATGAGTGGTTCATTCAGACCGCCGAGGAACTGTTCACTATTGGGGTGACATTCGCACGATGAGAACTATCACCGTTACACAAACATACGAACTCATCGTATCCATTGAGACTCAAGTCCCCGACGACTACAAGTACGAGGATATGGAAAACTCATTCATTGACTTCCCTATTCGGGTTGATGTGAACCCCGTATGGGAAGATACCGAGAATGTCAAGGTCGTTGGAGTATGCGTGGACGCTCTTGTATCTCTAACGGGCGAGGACGCTTTCGCTCTTTATGAAATGAAAGACGACGAATACACTCGTTTGGTTGAGGAGAGTGACAATGAGTGACTCTCACGACTTCACTGGTGTTATCCGTATGGACTTTGATTGTGCGACAGACTCTCGTAAGGAAGTCATCGTACAGTTACCCGTGGACAAGAATGACCCTCAGCAAAATGTATGCGTCGTCGTGTTCACTGACGAGGGAGTCATCTTTGACTTCTACGAGGATGGCGAACTCTCTCGTACGCTTGGTCGCACTTATGAAGAGTGGTCTGACCTAGCACTATGAGTGTCGTTAGTCACTTAGGTTGTGATTACGCCTATCTGTTCTTATTATCAACTATCAAGTAAACGAAAGGGAAATATGACTACGACGAACATTGTCCGCAAGCCAAGTGGTGTTATTGATTTTGACGCATACAAAGGGCTAGAGGGAAGTATCGGACTAACGGGCATGACCTTCACCGTCAAGGTGATTGACGCTCGCCAGTCCTTTGGACGACTAGACCTCTGCGTTGAGCCTCTTCACGGCGAAGGCTCTCGTTGGATGGAATACCGCAAGGTGGAACTCAAGAGCGAGCCAGTGCGTTCAGAAATCACCACAACAGAAGTAACGACAGTCCGAGAGCAGGTTGCTCAACGAGCGATTGAGGCTTCTCGGGGAAATGGGTCAAGTAACACTGACCTCATTCAGCAACTGCTGAACCAAATAAACAACGGCAAGATTGCCACACAAACAAAGGAAACAATCAAATGAAGCGTATCGTATTTGAGAACCCCACCGTCGCCAAGCGTGGACGCAGTGGCGGGGCTGTACAAGAGTTCATCACCAAACTGAGCGAGACTCCTGATAAGTGGGCTGTCTATACCCGTAGTGCCAACCACATCTCCTACTACTACACAGTGGCGAGCAAGATGGGTAACCTCAAAATCGCCGTTCGTGCGAATAGCGATGGCAAGACTCATACCGTTTACATGATGTACTTGGGAGTGGAAGCAACCAAGACTCGTGTTGCGGAGAAGGCGAACAAGAAGGCGAACAAGATGGTAGTCGTCAAGAAGGCGACTGCTAAGAAAGTCACCGTCAAGAAGTGATTGTGTCAGGGGTGGGGAAACCTGCCCCTGATAAATCCATCTAGTCGGGTTGTTATTACAATAACTAGGCTGTTCACTGAAGGTATAACCACTACTACTAAAGGGGACTACTATGCCGAACTGGTGCTATAACCGAATGAATGTTACGGGCGACCGTGACTCACTAGTCAAACTCACTGAAGCGATTACTCGTAAGCACGACTCGTCGCTCGCTGAGACAACGATGGGCGTTGAGCAAGTGGACTACGACCTATCTGTCTTGTTCCCCGTTCCTGATGAACTCCGAATAACGGCGATGTTCTTTAATACCGAAACCGACGACCCTGAATACCAAGAACTTCTCAAGAAGTACGAAGCGAACAAGGCGAAGTACGGTCACACTACTTGGTACGACTGGGCTATCAACAACTGGGGTACGAAGTGGTCGCCTCGCATTGAGGAGTGGACTATCAACGACTACCCTAATGGTAGCGAAATCTATGCGTACTACGAGACTGCGTGGTCGCCTGCTGACGGACTTATCCGTGAAGTGAGTAGGCAGTTCCCCACACTCCTATTCACAGTTTCGTCTGATGAGGAAGGTCGCTCATTCTCTTGCGTAATGGCGTTCAGTAAAGGCGAGATGGTCGCTGAGGCTGGTTGCGAACTAGACGCTAATAAAGTTCCTGAGCAGTTCCGTGAGGCTTATGCGAGGATAGACAAGGAAATAGAGACTGGCACAAGTGACAGAAACTATGACGCTTGGGACGAGATGAGCGAACTTGACAGCGATGTTCTCGGCTGGTTGGAGACTCAAGTGAACAACCGACTGGTTGAGTTGGGGCTATTACCGAAGTTGAGCGTATGACCCGTAGGTCACCCGTCAGTATTTGGGAGCAGACTTCTTCTTGGGCTTACCCTCTACGACGGCTTCTTCAGCAGGGGCTTCCTCTGCTACGGCTTCTTCAGTGACGACTTCCTCACTAGGTACTTCAGCGGACGGGGCTTCCTCTACTACGGGGACAGTCTCGGCAACGGGTGCTACCTCTAAGTGTCCACAGTTCTCGTCGTGGGTGTGTTCCTCGGCTACGGCACGGGCCAAGTTCTTTGCCTCTCGCTCTTGGGGGGTAAGTTTACGCATGATAGAAACCTCGCTAGTTGTAAGTGTGGATACCATGATACCTAACTTATCCCCAACCCTGTGGATAACCGCCACTGAACTAATGTAATCACCAAACCGATAGGAAGTTATGACCACCCAGATGACACAAACTGAAGCAGAAAATCGCTACAAACAGGGCATTCGTGACCTTATTGAGAAGTGGGGTGGGCATAGCAATATCCCGTCCGCTGAGTTGCGAGATATATCTGAGGAACTACGGGCGTACTACATTGTCCTGAAGCATGAGGGTGCTGTCACACGGCAGATACTTAGTCAATACATGGTGTCACCAACCATCATTGAGCGTGTCATGTCAAGTATCGGAGTAGACGGGGAAGTGGGGGCTATTACCCCTAGGACTAGTCGCTCTGACCAATACAAGGCGTTCACTAAGTGGGCGTGTGAGCATGACCGTGAGCAGTTCACTACCGACCAACTGGTTGAGGTATCGGGCTTCTCGTATCAAACGACGCTGAAGTTCGTGGACTCTGACCCCAACTTCATTCGTATCAAGAAGGGTCTGTATGAGTGCCGTGACTACAACGCCTTACGCATTGAGTCAAAGAAGTTAGAAAAATCTCAGTAATAGGTTGTTGTTATAACTAATAGCCTGTTCACTGTTACTACAAGGGCAAATGCCCACTACTACAAATAGGGAGAAAACAATGACCACCATTGACTTGCCAAAGTGTTGGCAGAAGTACAAGAACGCACTTGAGGGCGGTATTGACCGCATCATTCTGTTCGGACCATCGGGTACGGGCAAGACCTACGGGGGACTCAACTACGGGGATACCCGTGGTGGTGCTTTCAGACTCGTATGTACTGAGGATATGACGAACGCCGATGTATCGGGTTCATTCATGCCTTCCGCTAATGGCGGTTTCTCATGGGTTAGCGGTTCAGCACTGAGGGCTTGGGAAGGTAATGGCTACTCAGGTGGACGAGTTGTTGCTGACGAGATTGACAAGGCTGGTGGCGATGTACTTGCTACCCTGCTTTCGTTCTTTGACTCACCTGAGTCTGCCTCATGGGAACACCCTGAGACTGGCAACATCCATAAGCCTCGTAACGGCTTCTCTGTGGTGATGACCACGAACATTGAGAACATGAGAGAGTTGCCAACGGCACTCACTGACCGCTTCCCTGTTCGTATTCGCATTGACGAACCGCACCCTGATGCGATTGCTCGCTTGTCGGCAGACCTGCGTGGTGTCGCTGTTCGTATGGCTGATGCTGGTAAGGAGCGTATCTCACTGCGAGCGTTCTACGCCTTTGACCAACTGCGTTCATCCCTCTCTGTTGAGGAGAGTGCGGAGATTGTGTTCGGTGACCGTGCTGGCGCAATCATGGATGCCATGCGAGTGGACTCATTGTCATGAGCACCAAGGTCAAACATGATATGTCACGGCGACCACTGCCTGAAGCATTGGGTCGTGGCGATGTAGACAAGGGTGGTGCGTGGACTGTAGAAGCCTGCCCACCTACCCGTGGACTACCCGCAACCTCTGTTGAGGGTCGCTTCATGAATGTACCTATGTCGGGTGACGCTCTCTCTACGGCTATTCGTATTCATGAGATGGTTCATGCGAAGGTGTCGCCTAAAGACTTGCGTCCATTCATTGCTAGGGGTTTCGCAACTGAGGAGTCACTGCGTTCTGTTGAGGAGATGCGAGTGAACTACCTCGCCACTCAGTTGGGCTACGACATGGGCGTACTCAGTGATGGTGCTGAGAAAGAAGTGGGCGAACGCTTTGTTGCTATGGGCGATTGGAATGGTGCTGTTCAGTTCGCTGTTGCCACCGTTGGTACGGGCGGTCATAAGAAGTTCATTGCTGGAGTACGCCGACATAACAAGGTGTGGGGCAGTGTGCTTGCTGACATCAGTAAGCGAGCAATGAAGGAGATAAAGAAGGTACAACGGCGAGCACTCTCTAGTACCTCTCCTACTACTGATGGTTTCATAGAAGGCTTTGGTTATACCGAAAGTATCGCCTCTTGGATTGACCGCTTGTGCGATAAGCAACCTGATGACAAGAGTGACAAGCCTGATGGTGATGATGGTTCTGATGGTGATGACATTAGTGACTCTGATACTGATGGGTCAAAGAAGGATGAGAAGGGCGAGATAGATAAGGCTCTTGCTGAGTTTCGTAAAGAGACTCTCGTTGATAGGACTCCTATCCCCTCTTGGTTCCCTCTCAAGGTGGAACGGTTGCCTATGCCTGAAGTATTGAGTGGGTCATTGGGTAAGAAGCGTGTCGCATCCAATAGTGGCAAGCATCCTCGTCGCCTTCATCGTTACTTGACTGACCCTCAGAAGCGTGTCTTTGATAAGACGGTTCGTGGTCAAGGTGGCATCGTTGTTATTGACACTAGTGGCTCTATGCGTCTTGACCGTGATGATGTAATGGGGATAGTCAAGGCATCCCCTGGATGTACTGTGCTGTCCTATAGCGTCCCCTCGTTCGCCATTGACGATAATGGCGAGGCTGTTGAGACCAATGCTTATGTCCTTGCTAGTCGTGGTCGTATGGTTGATGAGATGCCTGAGTTCGGCTCTGCTAATGCTGTAGACCTACCTGTGCTGAAGTGGGCAGTGAGTGAACGACAAAGTAGTCGCACTCCTGTCGTGTGGGTATGTGATGGGTATGTGACTGGTCATGGCGATGTAGGTCACGAAGCACTGACGCTTCAGGCGGTTGAGTATTGCCTCGCTCATAGCATCGCTATCGTGCCTGATGCTGAGTCGGCAGTGAAGTACCTGACTGAGTTGGGCATGGGTACACGACCTGCTAAGTCATTCCCTCATGTTATGAAACGGGCATACGAGTTGGCGACTGGAGATAGGTTGGTCGCATAGTTCTCGCCTTCCCTATAAGGTGAGTGAAGGGTAGTCCTTGAGTTGGTGGTGGTCATCGGCTTGAGTGACTGCCCTTCTTTTTTTATGTACTGAGTGATGTATATGTATGTATATATATGTATGTGTGTATATATATACCCATAGCATTACCCGTAGGCAC